GCCCTCGCCAGCCTCGATGCCCGAGCCAGCCTCGATGCCCCAGCCAGCCTTGATGCCCCAGCCAGCCTTGATGCCCTCGCCAGCCTCGATGCCCGAGCCAGCCTCGATGCCCCAGCCAGCCTTGATGCCCCAGCCAGCCTTGATGCCCTCGCCAGCCTCGATGCCCGAGCCAGCCTTGATGCCCCAGCCAGCCTCGATGCCCGAGCCAGCCTTGATGCCCGAGCCAGCATTGGTAATACTCAGCCGCGCGGAAATTTTGCCCGTAACCTTCAGCCACTTTGAGCCGAGTTCGACGGTGATTTCCGCGTCGCTTTCAATAGAGCCTGTGTACTCGTATGCCCAGCCAATATCTTTCAGTCCTGGAAACTCTGATGTGATTTTCATTTTACTATCTCCTGTGTCGTCAAAATATTGTTCAAGCAGAGCATAGAGTCAAGCGTCAATATTTTGTTGAGTAAAAGCGTCAAATGTATGTTCTAGCTTTCTGACCACTCTGCCGCCACGATTTAGACATAACCCAGGAGGTTATCGAATGACTCTTGAAGAGTTGCTCAAATTGTTGGAAGCGGCCCAGGCGGCTGCGAAAGCGGACCCTGAAGACGAAGACCTGAAGAAAGCGGTGGAGGAAGCGCAAGCTGCCTACGACGCCAAGAAAGCAGAGTCGGACGACCAAGGTGATCCAGACCCGGACAAGCTCGACGAATCGAGCATGGACGACAAGACTAAGAAGTACCTGGCGAAGCTCCGCAAGGAGAACGCTGGACATCGGACCAAGTCCAAGGATCTGGCATCCAAGGTCAAGGCCGAACAAGATCGAGTCAAGGCTATTTTGAAGGCAGCGGGCATTGAGTCGCAGGACGAGAAGCCCGAAGAGCAAATCAAAAACCTGACTGGACAAACTCAATCGCTTGCTTTCTCGAACGCAATTCTTGAGACGGCGGTGGAGCACGGAATCCCGAAAGAGGGCTTGAAGTATTTCAAGTTCTTGGTAAGCGAGGCGACCGGCGAACTCGAAGAAGGCGAAGAGCTTTCGGACGACAAGCTGGCCGAGATCGTGGCCGAAGTGAAGAAGGGTCGCACTGCAAAGAGCGCATCTTCGTCAGTCGGTGGCGGTCAGGATGGTGGTGGAAACCCCCCTCCTCCTGGTGGGAGCAAAACCGGCAGCATCACTCTTGAGAAGTTCTGCTCGATGAGCATCTCCGAAAAGAGCGCGCTGTACGAAAAAAACCGTGACCTCTACGTCTCTTTGATGACCGAAGCGAAGGCAAAAAAGAAGCTCGTTTAACGAGCCTGGAGGGCTTAAATGCCAGCAACCGTCTCTGCCGACTTCGCGTTCACGCCGAAGGTTTGGCAAGATCACATCATGGCTTACTTCGACCGTAAGCTGATTTACGGGGCCTTTGCGCTTCGGGATGACAGCTTGACGGCTGCCCCCGGACTCACGCAAAACTTCCCGTACTTCAAAAAGGTCGGAGCGGCTCAGAAACCAGGAGAAGACGAAGGTCTGATCGTGGACAATCTGACCGACGACTCTTTCAACGTCACCGTCGCCGAAGTCTCCAAGGCTGTCGGCGTGTCGAAGAAAGCGTTCAAAGTCTCGGCGGCACGTACGGAACGTGTCATTCAGGAAATTCAGGAACAGATCGGTCGTGTGATGGCGGAGCAGATCGATGCCGATCTCTACACCGCCTTCAGCGCATCGTTCACCACGGGTTACACGTCCGCTGCTGGCAACAGCTACGGCACGATGAACATCCGTACCCTGAACATCGGCAAGATCGTCGCCTTCGGTGACAAGCACAAGGACAGTGTCGTTTGCTTCATGCACTCGATGCAGTTCCTGGACTTGATGACCGACACGACTGCCGGTTTCCTGGTCGCCAACGCTCTCGACCCGATGTTCATGGTCGAAGGTTTTGAAGGCCGTCTCGCTGGCGTTGCCATCGTGTCCGTGGACACCGTGGGCAAAAACATCGCCGGTCAGATCAACAGCAAGAATGCCTACGATGCATTTATCCATAAGTCGAATGCTTATGGATTCATGGTCAAGCAGGAGATGGAGATGGAGTCGGACTACGACATCCTTCATCGCCAGTGGGTATTCGCCGGGGACCAGTGGTATGGTTGCCGGTCCTTTGACCAGACGATCGACCCGCTCTTCAAGAAGACGGCGCTCCTTCGCACGGTCACGGTCAACGGATAAGGGAGGAGAACGATCATGAGCATGACACTCAACGAACGTAATCCGAACATCGTCGAGATCCTCATCGGCACGCAGGCCGCGACGATCTCTTTGCCGGGTATTTACTTCCGTAAACACTCGCGCATCAAGGCGGTCCATTACATCGACCAGGCCGGTATCGCAGCGGACAACACGAACTTTTTGCAGCTCTCGCTGCAAGACGCGAGTGCGGTCCAATACGCGACGCTGGACACCAGGGCTGCACATGATGGCGCGAATACCGCCCTCGTTCCGCAGGCCATGGATCTGGTCGGTCCTGATCTGACCATCGACGCGCCTGCAACGCCAACCGCCCAACAGGAGGTCGATGTTCCCGCTGGGACCGCCCTTCGCGTGGTGGTGACCAAGAACGGGACCGGCGTCCCGACCTTGGGCCGCATGCAGATCGAGTACTACCCACTCTAAGCGGTAAGACGCGAAGGGTAGCGGCTGCGAGCGTAATTTGCTCATGGATGCCGCTACCCTTCAAACTTTTCAGGAGAAAACCATGGGTTTGATGTTTGCGCGGAGACGCGCCGAAGACGCCAAGAAGCACGCGGCCAACAAGGCCAAGGCTCACGCGGAGAACCACAAGACCGCCAAGGCTGCGCACGAGAAGTCGCTCCAGGGCGCGAAGCCCGCTGAAGCAAAGGCCGAAGATGCCGCTGACAAGCGCGGAGCAAAGTAAGGTCGTCCAGCTTCTCGGTTACGGCGGGAAGGTCATTCAGGCCGGTTCAGTCATCTACGACAAGGTGATGAATGACCGCTTGAATAGCCTCCCGCCCGACACGGAGAGCCTGGTCCGCATCTATTTGGGCTCGGTTCATTCCATCGAGTGCAAGATCGCAGAGGCACCGGCCCGGCTGGCTGCTGCCGCGATTGATGGGCTCAGGATGAACCTCGACGAGCTGTCCATGCTGCGATCTGAGCGCAAGAAGATCGCACGCGAGATCGCTGCGCTGCTCGATATCCCCTACGTGGGGACTAACGGCGTGTCAGTCGGGATGCGAAATTGAAGTGCGAAAACGGCGGCATCATCAATGCGATGCTGCCAGCGATTGACTCCATTTTGGCGGTTCGTGACTCGGTCGGCGCGGTCATCAAGCCAGTCTACTTCGTTACGCGCCAGTGGTACACTGATTCGGGGCTGACCATGGCGGCAACGCAACCGGAAGGCTTTGCCAAGGACTCGGTTGTCCAGCTCCTCCCGTCACCGGGGATGAAGAACTTCAACCAAGACGTGCGGCTTCGGGAAGGTGGCGCGATCAAGGCCGGTGACATCATTTTGAAGGACATCTCGGCGAACAAGTTCCAAGAGGCGGACCTCGATGGAACCACGCCAAACAAAGGTGTTTCCAAGTTTTACCTGATTGGTGTTAAGCTGTATCAGGTCATCAACGTCACGAGGAAGTACGTCACTTTCGACGTTCAGGTTCGTGAGTTGACCAACCAGACGAGGTACTGATGGCAAACGCAGTTGGAAAGTTGAAGAAAGCTCAGGGCGAATACGCGAGCGCGGGTAAGAATCTCAAGGCTGCAAGCGGGCACGGCTCCGCGGCGACGAACGACGATCATCTCGACGAGCGTCGGCATGATCGCGGTTACAATCCGGTGGACGAAGCCCCTCGTGGCAACACGAGCGCGGCTTTGAACGCGGACTCGGCGCAGTACCGCAAGGCTCCTGCGGACGTCTGAGATGCGTTTCATTCGCGTTCATGGCCGCGTCGTTCCGATTAAGGATGGCGCGGCCAGCAGATCTCAGGCGCAAGCGGCGAAGCCTAAGCGCAAGGCACCTGGCAATAAAGCAAGAAAGTTTTTCAAGGCTACGTTTGCTCTATTGACTGAGCGTGGGGGTCAGATCAAGCCGCCTACAGCGCAGCATGAGCTATAGACAGGAACTTTTCCAGGGCAGAGCAAAAGGCAGCCTTTCGGGGGCGAAAAAAATGAGGTTCATTCGAGTGCATGGTCGGGTGATTCCAATCAAAGACGGAAACGACGTGTCCAGGTCAGCGCAGCGAAAGAAGCTCGTAGGCGGCAACCTGATTACTGGTGGCCTGCTTGCGCATCTTCATGGACAAGACATGAGGCACTCCGGTCTTAGGGTCGCTAAAGAGCACTTTGGACGCGCCTTGGCGTCAGCTAAGGGCTGGGGCATGGAGAGCGAGGGTTATCTAAAGCATAAGCCCTTGGCGCGAGCTGGGGCAAAAGCTTTTGTAGCCGGTACGCGACTCAGCAAGATCGGCATGGCGGCTATGGCTGCTGGCACTGCCTTCGTTGCTGCTGGTGTCTTTCAGGGACGGAAGAAGAAAGCCTAATGCCCGGACCAATGCGCTTCATCAAGAAGGATGGACGAATCATCCCCATCGGCGCGGCTGTTGGGGCCGCTGCCGTGAAGGGCGCGCGGGCCGCGAGCGCAACTCGGCGTGCAGTCAAGACTCCGTTAGCAGCCGCAGCGAGGGCCAAGATCCACAAGCAGGCCGAGGTTAAGGTCAACCGCACTTTGGATTTGACCGGATTGGGGCTTTCCGTGGCTTCTGGTGCGATTGCTGCCGCGACCTTCGCCGGAGGCGCAAGGTCGCTCGTAGGTGGCGCAGTGGCCTCCCATGCTATCGATGCTGTGGGAATTGGGGCCAACCTCGCGAGCGTCGCCAAAGGCGGCGGCACGAAGGGCCAAAAGCTCAAGCAGGCCGGTCGTCAGGAGGCCCGCAACCTCCTGGTGGGTAACGCCATTTATGGCGCTGGCCTGATCGGGATGAAGAGCAACCGCCAGGCTGCCGTAGGCTTTGCGAAAAAGATTATTGCCCTCGGGCGGAAAGCGTTGAGAGTCGCATGAATAAGCTCAGTTTGATCGCCCTGTTGTTCGTATCCGCGTCCTCGCTCGCCATGAGTCACAAAGCGCCTGTGCCCGCGCCGGTCGAGACTGACCTGCCCGGCATGGGGATCGTGCCTGAAGGCATCCCCTCGCCAGCGCCTTCTTCTGTTGCGGTCGTCGCCGCGCCGAGTACGAAGATCATCACGCTGACGTGCGACTCGACCTGTACCGCTGCCCAGCGTGCAGAGGTTCCGGCCATCGAAGCCGCGATGAACCAGACCCTCTCGTCGAAGTGCTTTGAGCAGTTTTTTGAAGCGCCTGGACTGCGCATTGATCTGACCGGCGGTCTCACGCCCGCGCAGATCGTCGCGAAGCTGCGCACGCCTTCGCACCTGACACTCAACTACTTCTATAACGGCTGGCCGTCGAAAGAAGAAGGTTACGAGAGCGCGCAGGATTTCTCGGTCATCCACTTCAATTCGTACTTCACCGATGGATGGCCGATCTGCGATAAGGCTTCGCTCGGCGATCACGAGATGAGCCACACGAAACAGTTTTGGCACAAGGGCAACCTGGCCGCTCCAAACTACTTCACGGTGCCGTATCAGGTCAACCACGCTACGGATGCGTGCTGTGGGAAATGACCAAAAGGGTCGTTGACCTCGAAGACTTCTCGCGGACGCTGGGCGACTACTCGACTCGTCACCTAAAAGATAGAAAGCGCGCGGTGATGGCCGGAATCGCGAAGAGCATTCCTGACCTCGTGGCCGCGAGCCCGGTCGATACCGGCCTGTACGCGCAGAGTTGGATGATGACGGAGACGGAGACGTCCGCTATCATAGGCAACAGCGCACCTTACGCCGGGATTATTGAGTACGGGGCCAGGCCGCACAAGCCCCCCTTGGGGCCTCTTCTGGCTTGGGCGAAGAGAGTGACCGGCAGCTCGTCTCAGCCGCCTGACTACGAGCCTCACGTCTGGGCCATCGCAATCGCGGTGCAGAAGAAGATCGAGGAGCAGGGCCAGCAGCCTAAGCACATTTTGGAGAACATGATCCCCAAGATCATTTCGAATATCCGAGAGGAGTTGAAACGTGGCCGTTAAATTTCAGGTTCGCGGGACTTCAACGACGGCCTGGTACGCAACTGGTTTCGCGGCTCCGAGCACCTGGGCGTCGAGCGTGATCCCAGCTCCAGCCAGTCAGGCTGACGCCACCTCCGGCATGTTTGGCTCTGCCGCGATCAAGCTGACGAATGCTAACGGCACATGCCCGCTTCTCTATTCGGGTGGAGAGAACTTCTCGAACACGACCGCTCTTACTGTTCTTCTGCGCTTCAAACCCGACTGGACCGGAAACCCATCGACGCGCGTGCAGCTCATGAACATCAGCGCCTCAGACGGCGGTGGTGTTTCAGGACTTCAGATGGCGATCTTTACCGACGGCGCGCTGTGGGTTCAGATGCTCGATAAGTTCCGTGTGTCCGTGCTCTCGACTGAGCTGACGATGTCGAGTCCGTTCAACTTTCAAAGCGGCGTTCCCATCGATATCTGGTTTGTCTGGGACGGCACCGCGACCGCTGGACACGTCAAGGTCTATGCCGCTAACAACGGCAATGCTCCGACATTGATTGGGAGTACGACCGCTTCCGCAGCGTGCGGCGGCAGAGACAAGCTTCAGACCGGCCCGATCATTCTCGGAATCGCTCCAACCTCTGGTGGCGAAGTGCTGCCGCTCCTGAACGAGTTCGTGATCTGGGACACGGCAGAAGATCCGACGAGCTACGGCATCCGCACCGGCTTCATTCCGACCACTTCGAGCGCGTTCCAAGGCTACACCTACACCGACCCAGGCGCATCGCATGTGGTCGCTCCTGGCTCTGGCGGACCTACGAATTACGTGTTCAACGGCACCACTGAAGTCGGTACGTATGTACCGCCGCTTCCAGCGGCTACCGATCTTCGTGCGGGCACTGTGGTTGGTACGGTCACTGGAACGCTCAACCTGACGACAGCGGCGAATATCAAGCATGGGGTCACGCAGGACAATGGCGCAATCGTGGGCATATACACGGGTGCGGATTTATGGACCGCATTCGGCGCAGGTCAGATCGTGCTCGGGCAAAGCTCGCTTCAGAACGGCGCAACCATTACCGGCACCGCCATCGTCGCGGCGAAGGCAACGACAGTCATCGGTACAACCGCGAACGATGGCCCCGGCCAGGCCGTGGCCGCTGCTGCTGTGACGACAAAGCATGGAGTGACTGCAAACGACGGCGTCGGCTCATATCGAGGCGCTGACCTCTGGAGCGATCCAGGCGCGGGCAGTGTGGTCAATCCTGCTGGTGGTGGACCTGCAAACTATCTCGCGAATGGCGTCGTTATTGTCGGCACCTTCGCGGTGGACAGTACGAACCCAGGAGCGCAGAACGTAAAAATAAACGTCCCGTACAATATCAACGGCACGGACTATGTCGGAACCTACGACTTGTTCTCGACGGCTGGAGTCCCTGGTGACGATGCGATGGCGCAATGTCTCGAAGGACTCGCCGAGTATCTGGAGAACATCGCTGGCCTGACCGTGCTGCGCGAGTTCCCTTACGCAAACGAGCAGCTCGCTTACCCATCGATCACGATCACGGCAGGTACTCCGAAGCTCATGCCTCAGATGCCTTACGAGGTCAGCCGGACGACTCCTGATGGGCAGGGCAAGATCCTCGTCAACATGGTGACCGGCGCTTACGACACGAGCTTCCAACTCGATCTCTGGTGCCGCGACAAGAAGGAGCGGAAAAACTACCTAGACCTGATTAAGGCGGCGTTCGATGCGCAGGCAGTGGACGCCTCTGGCAAAGGCAATCCCTCTGGTCTTTCGCTTCAGTTGTCAAGCTACTTCAATGAGTACGCGCGCTTCGAGATCGACACGCACACGCACGTTGATGACGAGGCCGCAGCCCAAAGGCAGGAGCGGCGCGAGCGGATCGCAGTCATCGTGAATTGCCGCGAGATCCGTAGCCGCACGTACTACGCGATCCAGCAGATCCAGGGTTATTCACAAGCGACTGAAAAAGATGTTGTCTTTACCGACGACACGACCGACACTGAATTATATAACTTCCCTACCGAGTAAGGAAGATTGTCTCCATGACGGGGGCTCTGATGAACATGGAGAGTTTAAACAATGGGCATTTACAGTTCCACGAATCCGACTGACTGGGGTCAACTTGATGGCGTCTACATCGATGAGACGAGTCCTCCTCCCTCGGTCACGGGCGTTCCTGCGAACACGGCCATTCTTGTCGGCCAGTTTGAGCGCGGATCGCCCGTAATTCAATCCGTTGGCTCCGCAGGCCAGCTCTTTGAGCTGTACGGGAACAACATCGCATTCGCTGGCAACATCGCGCTCCAGAACAAGAAGTTCGGCTTGCTCAAGGTCGTCCGCGTCGTCGCCGCTTCGGGTGCGGTCGCCGCGACCCACACGTTCACGAAGACCGGACCGGCCAACGTGATCGCGTTCACCGCTCTCTGGACCGGCGCTTACGGGAACAACATCACCGTGACCATCGCGGCTGGTTCGACGGCGGGCTCCAAGTACACCGTTCATGACGGCAATCCGAACGCCGTGTGGCCTGATGAAGTGTACGACAACGTGCTGATCGCAGCCGTGGGTCAGACCTTCGCGAACTCGAACCTTATCACTGCGACGGTTCTCTCCAGCTCCGCCGAGCCTTCTACGATCACTGCGACGGCTCTCTCTACCGGCTCTGACGGATCGGTGGCCGATGCCGACTATCAGACCGCGATCCAGGCGCAGTGCCAGGGCACGAACGTCGGGAACATTCTGTTCCTGGACGCGTACAATACCACCCGGAACGGTTACCTCAAAGCCTCGATGGCTGCGACGACCGACAAGATGGCAATCGTGTGCGGCCAGAATGGTGACAGTGTCGCCACTGCCGTCACTGACGTCGCCAACGACCGCGACACCGATGGTCGCCTGATCTACGCGTTCCCCTACGTCTTCACGACCATCAGTGGCGTGAGCACGGCGGTCAACCCTGCGAGCTTCTACGCGTCTCTGCTCAGTCAGATCGCGCCGAACATCGACCCGGCTTTCGCGGGCAACTCGCAGTATTGCTCGGGCATCGACTCGCTGAACGCCAACCTTCAGCGGTCCGACTACATCGCCCTGGCTGCTGCCGGGATCTCTGCCTTCGAGGTCGATTCCGACATCGGCGTCAAGATCAAGAGCGGCGTGGTCACGCAGATCGCGAACAGCTCGAAGATCATGGTGTTCCGTCGCCGGATGACCGACTACATCTGCCAGTCGCTCGCCAAGTTCCTCAAGAACTACCAGAACGCGCCCAACAGCCTGGAGAACCGCACGAAGGTCAATGCCTCGATCAGCGCCTTCAATCGGCTCCTGGAGAGCGTGGCCCTCGTTCCCAAGGATTCCGAGGTCCAGAGCGGCAAGGCGTCGATCATCGACACCACCAGCCTGAACACGGACGACAGTATCGCGGCTGGTTATTTCAAGATCCTGTACAAGCGCCGGATCTACAGCTCGATGCGGTTCATCGTTCTTCAAGCCTCCATCGGTGAAGGTGTCGTCGTCACCGAAGCGGGCTAAAACACAGGAGGGTCTTTAAATGTCGGCTTCAATTAGGGGCCATCAGGGGAAACTGAGTTTCTTCCAGGATGGCGCAGACGCAAGCATCGTCAACCTGACCAGCGTGGAAATCAACCAAGACTCCACGTTCATGCGGTCCAACTACGTCGGCCAGGCGGAGCCCGAGGGCGACCAGGCCGTCGAGGGCTGGTCCGGTTCCGTCGAGGCGGAGGTCAAGGACGCGACCATCGATAAGTTCATCGACGCGCTGGTCACCAACAATCTGAACGGGATCGGCGTGTCCGATTACACGTTCGTCTCGACCGAAAACTATGCCGACGGCACGACTCAGAGCTACGTCTACTACGACGTTCAGTTCAAGACGAGCCGGAAGCAAGAAGGTCTTCAGGCCAAGATCACTAAGCGTTTGGAGTTCCAGGCTTCGGGCCGCAAGGCTCTCTAAGCCTCCTGACGAGTACGGGGGACTGCGCCCGCAAGGGTCCAGCTCGTGGAACAAAGCCCCCACCTTTCAACCCTGCGGCTCAGGAGGCCGCTCCATATGTCCCAAAAACAAGCTGTCGCCAAAGTTACGCTCTCGTCCGGTAAGATCGTCCTTCTCCGCGAGCTGCGGATCACGGATACCGAGGTCGCGGCCCAGAAGGTCGCCTCTCGCTCGCAGGGGGACGGCAACGTCCTCCAGGTGCTCATGCAAAAGGCTCTGCTCCAGCTCGTGCTGGTCCAGATCGACGGCAAGCCCGTTTCAGAGACAGACAAGGAAGACATGAACTCGCTCTTTAACCTCCAGGAGTACACCCAGCTCCTCAAGGTGCTTCAGAAGATGAGCGGAGGGGATGAGATGGGAAAGGAAGTGAAGATCGAGACAGTAGTCTCCTAATCTTCGTTGACGGGGTACTGGGCGCTCCGCTTTTCCCGCCCGCAGAGAGAAACGTACAGCTCTGGAAACAGATCACCCGGATCTGCCGGTACACGAGCTTTCAATCTGCGGAGCTTGAGAATATGCCGCCCTGGAAGTTCCAGGTGGTATGTGAGACGCTCAATGCTATAATCGAGTCGGAGTCTGGGAGAGGGGATACCTGATGGACATTTTTGAAGTAGCCACAGAGTTTAAGTTTGATGTAGGTCAAGCTATTTTCTCCAGCAAGGCGCTTCAAGAAGCCGTCGATGATGTCTCAAGCTCCGCTACCTCCGCGATGGCGAGCCTCAATTACCTGGCCTCGGGCCTCGTCGCCCACCTCGGTTTCGGATCGGGCGGCCTTCTCAGCGTGCTGACGAAGGCCGTCCAGATCTCCGAAGCCTTCAATGCTTCCTCACTCGACTTCTCGAACAACATCAGCTCAAACATCAAGGTGTTGTCCGGCACCATCGACAACTTCAACGACCGACTTGCGACATCGAAGATGCTGATGGGCAACATCGCGAACACCGCCATCAACAGCGGCCTTGATACTGGCGCGCTCTCGCGCACGACGATGATGCTCGCTACTCCGCTCGCAAACGCTGGCAGGCTCGGAAAGAATTACGGCGGTGCGATCAACATGAGCAAGAACCTGATGCTCGGGTCTGAAGCCGTGGGACTCCATCCCCAGGTGGCGACCGAGTCTCTCTACCGCGCACTGACCGATAAGATGCCCCTCCACGGTGCTTTGTTTGCACGCATGGCGAACACTCAGGCTTTCAAAGCCGCACACGTCACCACTCAGCATCAGATCATGAACATGGGTCAGGACAAGAAGATTGACCTGTTGAGCAAGGCTCTTGAGCAGCTCGCAGGAGACGCGGACTGGCTCAACAATCGCCTGCACGCGATCAACACGCAGTTCACGATCTTGAAAGACGAGATCGAGGTGCTGCTGAAGCCCATCGGGGACGCGCTCGTCAAACCGATCCGCGTGATCCTCGAAGGCGTTACCGGCTACCTGAAGACGCACGCGAAGGAGCTGGGCGACGCGATTGGAAAGCTGATCGGCAACATCTTCGATGATCCAAAGAAGCTTTTCGTCAACGTCATGCAGCTCAAGCATCTGGGCTCGGATCTCAAGAAGTCGCTTCACCTAATCGAGCTGGTGCAGACCTTTGCCTTCATTCGCTGGGCGCTCGGCAAGCTTGGGATCGAGTTCTCTGGGGGGCTGCTCAAGACCGGCCTCGGATACCTCATCAGCGGGCTCAGGGCGCTCGGTGGATGGCTCTGGAGCATTGGGGCTGTCGGAGGACTCTTCCGACTCATGGGCGCGGCCATTTCCGCCTTTCTGGCTCCCCTGGCGGCGGTCCTCTTCTTCTTTCAGATCATCAGCCGCGCGCGTGCCATTGCGCAGATCAACGATGCCGCGAACATGGCAGAGCTGCTGCCCAAGATCGCGCCGCTCCTGATCCGCCTGAAGACTGCCTTCGAGAACATCATGATGCCGATCACCATGGCTATCAACTATTGGGCGCAGCTCATCGCGCCGCTGTTTGAAACGACGGCGTGGCTCAAGATCCTGATGCCGCTCATGGACACCTTCACGAGCGTCGTCGAGTACATGGGCAAGATGGTATACGCGGCCACGGCCACATTCTCGGCGCTTTCTTACGCGATCATCGGGTTCGTGTCGGACATCATCAACCTGAAGAATCCATTCACGAGCTTTTCGGCCAACTTCAAGACCGGCTTCCAGGACTTCATGACTCAACATCCGTACAACCAAGACCCGAGCAAGGCGGTCGTGAATCAGGTCACGAACGTCGGTAAGATCGAGGCAAGGTTCGATATGCGCGAGCAGCTTGAGCCGGACCGCATTGCGTTTGCGGTCACGACCCACTTAAAGAAACTCGCCATGAATCCCACCCAGGGACGTGGCAACTCGTCGAGCGCCGCTTTCGGCAATCCCGTGATCGCAGGTGCAAGGTGAGTTTCCTGTCGGCTCCAGCCGACCTCGCCAGCTCCGTGTCTGACCCGATTGCGGCGCTCATCAAGAACCCGTTCTCGACCACGGTCCCAAACGGCGGCTTGCGGCCCAACGACTTCCCTGGTGGCTTCCAGATCTCGGAGTACGTCAACGGCGTACTGAATCCGACGAGCGTCATCAAGTGGCTCAATAACGCCATGCCGATGCAGCCCTTCTCGTGGGGCGGCGAGCAGCGCCTCGTGAAGGAGTATTACCCCGGCAACCCGGAAGCCGCCGTTCACGTCCTGGGTCCCAAGGAAGGGCCGGTCATCGTCAAGGGCCGCTGGAAGGACAAGCGATTCAAAGACCCGTCTTACTACGGCGTCGCATACCAGTACAATCTGGCGCTGAACGCCATGCGGAAGCGCGGCAACCTCGTCAAGTTCGGTATGCACGGCGTTGCTGGTGACTGGATCAGGTTCGGGTTCATCGAGAAGGCTGACTTCAAGATGAACAAGCTCTCGTGGATCGACTACGAAGTCGAGTTCTTCGTAGTAAGCGAAACGCAGCCAAAAAACAACTACTTCGCCGCTCCTGAGAAGAACAGCCCGAGCGCGGTCAATCAGAATCTCATCAACGCTGCGACTGCGTTTCAATCCACCTATTCGACCGTACCAAAGAGCATGCCGCAGAGCCTGGCCGGTGCGATCAACGGACTGATCGGCGACGTGGCTAAGAATATCAACCTCGTGACCAACTTCGTCGGCACCGTCATCTCTACCGCCCAGAGCGTCGAGGACAGTGCGAACCGTGCGCTTGGGCTCATCAAGAATGCTCGCGCCAATATCTCGAAGTTCAACCGTCAGATCAACTCTCTCGTGAACGGATTCAGCACACTCAGCAGCTCAGGGAGCGCAGCGAACAAGACTCGCGATACCTACACGAACCTTTCGTATATGACTGAGTCGATGGCCGGAACTCATTCGCTCTCTGCTTACCTTCAGCAGATGCAAGCGCAGTTTGAGAGCCTGTCCAGGAACATACCGAAGGCTCGCTACAAAGTGCAGGTCACTGACACGCTTCAGAACATCAGCATCAAGTTTTACGGCGTGTCTGACAACTGGGTCGATATCTACGACCACAACAAGCTTCAGACCACGCAGCTCACTCCGGGCACAATCCTGGAGATTCCTAAGCTATGAGCTACTGGTATCCGCAGTGCTCGGTTGAGCTGAGAATCTTACCAGAAGATTTCAAGCTCACGAGCGACGCGAGTTTGCAAAGCCCTGTCCGCGTGAAGGTCGTTGCTCGTGACGTGACTGTCAACGTGAACGACTACAAGAGCAGCGACACGTTCTCGATGGAGATCGACTACAAGAACTTCCCGTTCGATCCGAGGACCATCCGGTCTTGTGGTGTCGTGATCTACTTGCAGGACATGCAGAGCCTTTACAAGAGCGACGGCTCGCTCAACACCATCGTTCCAGGTGCAGGTACTAAGCTGGATAGCAAGGTGCCCAATGCGGTCTTTATCGGTTTCGTTGACGAGGAAGAGATCGAGTTTGACGACTCAAAGCGCACGGTCAAGCTCACAGGCCGAGACTCGACTGCGCTCCTCATCGACCAGAAGTACCAGACGAACTCTCCCATCGCTCTCAACCAGCCGCTTGACGTCGCGATCACGACGTTGCTCTCCACCTTCAAGGCTACGGCTGCAATCGCGGTGGTGAACAAGACTGGGGGCGTGCTGCCCACCTTGGCGCAGTATTACCCGGATTTCGGATCTCCGCTCGCGGGTCAGAAGAACGTCGGCAAGCATGAGAGCTACTGGGAGATCATTCAGGACATGGTTTCGCGCTCTGGCCTGATCTGTTTCATGAGCAGAGCCATCCAGGCCGACGGTACGCTCGTGCCCGCCCTGGTGCTCACGACTCCTAAGAATCAGGCGACCAACACGGACGACATCAAGTTCATTTACGGAATCAACATCAAGTCGATGCACTTCAAGCGAAAGCTCGGGCGCTTCAAGGGATTCAACGTTCAGGTCCGCAGTCGCGTCGGAAAGACAGTCCTGATTGCCAAGATTCCAGAGGAAGCGACCCAAGCCTGGGCTGACTCGTTTGGAATTCAGAAGATCGCCCAGGTGGTGCCGGTACTGAAGCCTGACGGCTCTCTAGACACGAGCACACAGCAGCCAGCTCCTTACATCACGTTCAACGTGCCTAACATCGCCGACAAGGATCAGCTCATTCGTATTGGTCAGACCTTCTATGAGCAATACTCTCTTCAGCAGCTAGAAGGAAACTTTGAGACGCATGAGATGCTCGGTCGTGGCGGAACTCGTGCGAGCGGGCTCGATGCGAAGAAGAACTATAAGCAGTACGACCTTACCCAGATCGCAAAGGGTCAGACGATCTGCCTTGAGATCGACTCGGACGACCTGTCTGAGATTTCCCGACTTGCCAGCTTCAATGATCGCGTGAACTACCTCGTGCATAGGAACTACTCGAAGGACGTGGCTACGATCTTTGCTAAGACGATGGGTAAGTTCTCGCCGCGCTTTCAGATCAAGTCTTACTCGATGACTCTGAATCAGGACTCAGGATTCAAGCTCGATATCCACTTCCAGAATATCATCGACATTTCGCATCGGGGGATCACTTGAACGATCTTGAGCTGCTGCGCGAGATGTTCAAGGACACGCGCCTCCACATCGGAATCGGAACCATCGACAAGCTGGGTCTATCAACGGACGCTGCAACGCTTCGAGTGCTCGTGAACTTGCTCCCTGAGAATCGGGAGGTCGTTGCGACGATGACGTTCTCTGACGTCAATGACGTCACGTTCCCCGAAGTAGGCGACCTCGCTATCGTGAACTTTGCTGACGGCGACCCAGAAGAGTGCCACGTCATGAAGCTCGTGAACTCGAAGGACGAGCTGATTCCGCAGTTTGCCCGCACCGGCCACTCGGTGAAGTATTCCCGTACTGGCAAAAAGATGTACATCGGATCGGACACGAAGCTTGGGCTCGGCAGGCCCAACGTGGAGCCCACAGAGCCGCTCGTGCTCGGCAACGTGCTGAAGACCTACCTGACTGCCCTGGAGGGCCAGGTCGAGGCCCTAATCGGCGTAATCGACACGATTCCGGCGACGATCACCACCGCGCCAGGAAATATCGGGCTCGTTAATCCTGCATTCAAGACTGCCGTTGATGCAGTCAAGACTCAATTGGCTGCCGACAAAAGCACGTACCTAACGACCAGTGGCACAAACATTGTTTCTCAGATAGGCTTTACGGAAAGGGGTGTCTGATGCCAATGACGAAGGCCGGATTGAGCGCGGAGATCATCACGAAGCTCAACGCGCAGTTCGGCACGCCAGCGGACTCCACCTCACAGCAAGAATTCGCGGACGCTGTCGCCGATGCTGTGGTATCGTACATCCAAGCCAACATGACCATTTCTACCAACGACACCGGAGCCGTTACGAGCGGAGTCGGCGCGGGCGGAACTGTGGTCGCAACTGGAGTGGGGACAGCAAGCTAAATGGCCGTCGATAATCTCACAACCGCGCTCAAGACGGACATCGCCCACGTTGGCGATTTTGTGCGCACGCCTGGCGGAGATCTCGCCACCATCAGCGGCCTGGCGAACTACAAGCGCGCACTTTTCCACAGGCTCATTACCGTTCCAGGAACGCTCGTTCACCGGCCTGAGTACGGTGTCGGAATCGGCATGTACCAGAACTCGCCCAGTTCCTTCGCTCTTCAGCAGAAGCTCGCGGCCCTTATCAAGGATCAGTTCGAGCAAGATCCGCGCACCGAGAAAGTCAGTTCAGTTTCGATCAGCTCTGACGATGCAACGCCTGAGCAGACGGTCATTACTGTCTCCGTTATCCCTGTCGGCTACTCCGAGCAGGAGATGACCTTCACTCCCTTTGACGAGGCCAACTCATGAGCGTACCAGTCAAGTCACAGCAAGACCTCTACGATCTGTTCATTGCAACGCTTCAGAGTAATGCCCCTCAGCTCACTGACACGCTCGACGGCTCGACCATCGATGCGCTCGCTGGCGTGTTCTCCATCGCTGGCACCGAATTGAGCCGGTACACGATCAACCAATTTAACAAGACCTTCATCGACCTGGCGAACGGTCCAGAAGTCACTGGCGGACCGGATGATCTTCAGACCCTTGTGGTCGATCACTTTGGACCTGCATTCGCCCGTCCCGCTGCCGTGGCTGCCATCGACGTCGCCACCTTCTCGCGCGCGAGTAACGCCGCTGGAGCGATCACCATTCTTGCCGGGACTATCGTCAAGACTCAGCCTGATGCGAACGGAAACGTGCAGCGGTACTCAACGAACTCGACGGTGGTTTTAACCGCGTCGAGCATTCCATCCGACCTAACTATCTCTGTGCCGATCACTGCGGTCGTTGCTGGAGCGGCGGGTGACGCTACGGTCGGAACGATCAACGTCATCGAAAGCACGCTGCTCGACCCTACGATCACGACTTCCAATGCGGGGAACGCCACCGGGGAGGACGCCCAGGACGACGCCACTTACCGCGAGACGATCCGCAATCTCATCGTTGCGCTTCGCGCTGCTACGCGGCTTGCAATCCAGAGCGCGGCCTTGTCCGTCCCTGGCGTGGTCGTTGCGACTGCCATCGAGGTCGAGACGCCGGTCGTGTTCTGGAATCCGGCCACGAACGAACCACTCAATGCCGCCGTCATGGGAATCTTCGAGTACTTCATTATTCCCTTCGTTACGCTCTACATCGCCGATGCGACTGGATCAGCGAATAGCTCGCTGATCGCTGCGGTCAAGGCTGCGATCAATCCGATTCGCGCTTTCGGCGTCAACATCAATATCCAAGGTGCTACCGCAATCACGATCAACTGGAGCGCGCTCCTGACTCTCAATCCTTCCGGCCCGAACTTCTCACTCTTCTCGTCGGATACGACCGAGATCACGGACTCGATGGCGAGCTACGTCTCCAACCTCGGTGCCGGTGTCTCCTTCGTGCGCGCGACCGCTCGCACGGCGATCTTGGCGATCTGGGGACCTGGCGGTACGAACGATCTGACCGACTTCCAGACTACCGTTCCGTCGGGTGACGTGACCATCGCATCGAACCAAACGGCCATCCCTGGCACGATTGAGACGGTGTAAGCGTGGCCTTGAACCTTTCTCAGTGGTACGCGAAGATCACGAAGTTCGTGCCTTCGTGGTACTTCGAGCGCAAGGACGTCTCCGGCGCTCTTTCGCCTGGAGTCTTCAAGGCCATCGCAAGCGTGTTCCAGCAGCTCCAGCAGGATACGGACGATCAGCAGGCGTCAACGTTCATCACCGAGTCGGCTGCGCCCGTGCTCGACCTCCTGGGCGACGAGCGCAACACGCCTCGGACGCTGGGAGAATCTGACATCAGCTATGCTCCTCGGGTACAGCTCGCTCTCTTCGTACCCGTGGGAGAGTCTCAGCTCCAGATGGGAGTTGATGGCCTCCTCAATAATGGCACGGCCTTCTTCATCGAGAACGAGCAGTATGGGTTCTGGGATGACCCGGACACCAGCGAAGACGAGGGCTTCCTCTACTACGACGACGACTATTCTCGTTGGCTTGAGCTGACCAAGTGGTATAATTGGTGGACGCTTATTATTCCAGGCCAGACGGCTGGAGACGTTACGGCGATCCTTGCCTCAGTCATTTCTTTCATTGAGGCCAACAAGGCGCTGGGCACGACGTATGACGTGCTCTATGATTCCGACTTCCTTGTCGAAGAAGATGGCGGCTCGATCTTGCAAGAAGACGGAACAAAAATCGATCTGGAGACATGATGAAGAAAATTTTACTCGCACTGACAATACTTTTCTCCTTCGGGGCCATCGCAGATCAAAAGATATCGCAGATGACCCTCGGCACTGCCTCCGGCCTGGCCGCGAACGATTCCGTGCCGTACTACGATAGCGCCGGACCTGGAAACAAGCAGCTCAAGTTCTCCGACTTCGTGAACATCCCCGCCCTGGTTGCGACCTATGCGCCGCTCGCGAGCCCGACCTTTACCGGTACTGTGACCGCGCCGACCTTCGTCGGGGCCTTTACGGGAGCAGCATCGCTTGATGTTTTAAAGTCCGGCGATACGATGACAGGGGCTCTCGTCAACAGCAAGGCAGGCGCTGCCTCGACTCCTGCGATCAAGGTAACTGGAGCGCCCTTCACGGGCGGATCGAGCACGACCACGAAGCCGCAGGTTTTGATCGAAGACGCGAGTACGTCGAACGGATGGCAGACGACCGGCACTTACTTCGGGATCAACGCGGCTTCTGCCTTTACGGGCATCCTGGCAAGCTTTGACCTTAACGGATCAAACCTCTGGTACGTCGATTACCAGGGGCTCATGGCCGGGCAAAGCCTCAACTTCAGTACGGGTGTCTTCAGCTCCAACTTCAAGTTTGGCGGTGGATCTCCAGCCGTTGGAAGCATCTTTAGTTCGAGCAGCGTGTTCGGTGATGGAGCATGGGAGAGTCCTTCGACCGCATGGAATGCTGGCGCTCCTTCTCCTGGTACTGCTGGGCACTACCTTCGCAGCAACGGCACCGCGTGGACCGGCGCAACGATCCCCGCTGGCGATCTCCCGACGGTAACGATCACGGGTGACGTCGCTGGCACTGGATCAGGTGGAACGATTGCCGTTACCGCACCGACGGTCAACAGCAATGTCGGATCGTTCACGGCTGCGAACATCACGGTCAATGCTAAGGGCCAAGTCACTGCGGCATCGAACGGCGCTTCAGCTCCGACCTACATCATCCCGACTAGGCAGACACTCACGAGCGGAACGACTTACATCCCTACTTTCATTTTCATCGTGACCTCTGCAAACGCATCACTGGGCGCGAGCTACACGAACAACTCGTTCACCTTCGTCGTCAGCAACACGATCTCGGGAGCAACGGTCCTCACTGCGGTCGGGAGCGGATCTCCGACTTCGTCCGGCACGCTCACGAAGTCAACTGGAACGGGCGACGCAACGATCACCTTCGCTTCGGTCAGCAATACACCACTCTACATCGACGTGACCGTCGTAGGTGGCGGAGCTGGCGGCGGCGGCGGAGCTGCTGGTACTGCCGGGAATACGAGCACGTTCGGGACATCTCCTCAGATCTCTTGCTCAGGCGGCAGCGCGGGCGGAGCGCCGACCACGTCGAACAACTACGTCGTAGGTGGTGCCGCTGGAACGTGTAGCCTCAACGGCATCGGTCCTGGTGCGCTGTTCACTGGCTCCTCGGGCGGCTCTCCCGCGTGCGTAGGAACGGCCACGTTCGGGTGCCTCGGTGGCGCTGGTGGTGCTACCTTCCTCGGAGGTGCGGGCCAGGGCGTGAGCAGCGCGGGCGGCAACGGAGGTTCGGCAGCGGCCAATACGGGCTCTGGCGGTGCCGGTGGAGCGTCCACGGCAAGCGCCACCTCGGGCGGATCGGGTGGAGGCCCTGGAGGCTGGGCAACTGCTCGAATCAGCCCCGTGGCGTCGTCTTACTCTTACGCTATCGCAGGATCGGCTTCGGGTGGTGCGGCTTCAGGACTCCACGCTGGCGGATCAGGTGCCGGTGGAATTATCTTCGTCGAAGAAAAATGGCAGTGATCCATAACAAAGAGCGGAGAGCTTAGATGATTCAGATCAAGATCAATCCATTTGAGAAGGTTGGCAGTACAGACGTCAACAGCCTTCAGTTCGCCGTTCACAAGAGTCTTTTCGATGACGTGCTCTACCAGCTCTTTGGAAAGCAGAACGGGACGCTCAACGGTGCCTTCGCTCCGACCTACTTGAGCGCGACCACCGCGCGCCTTGCTGCCGGAACTCTGCTGATGTTCGACAGCTCGCAAACTGGCGTAAACCCTCAGTACCGGATGATTAAGGCAACGGCTGTTGTGCCGCTGACCTTCGCCGCTGCCGATGGGTCGCATGACCGCATCGATCTCGTGTGTCTTGCGCCGAACTTCGTCGTCACGAGCCAGGCGAGCCGCTACGTCAAGACGGGAGGAGTCGGTCCGGTAGTGCTGACTAACGTGGACAAGGTCTTGAACGACTCGTACACGCTCCAGGTCGTGACCGGAACGCCATCGAGTAGCCCTGCCGTTCCGGCGCTGCCTTCTGGCTACATCGCGGTCATGCAGGCGTACATCCATCAGACCACGGGGCTCACGGGTCAGTCGGACCTGACGAACCTGATGACGACCCTCACGCCTCCGGCGCTCAATACCGCGAATCAGCGGTGGGTGTCTCCATCGGGGCTCGGGACCGACACGACGCTTGCGGCTGCTATCGCTGCGCTTCCTTCCGGTGGCCTGATCTGGGTTGTGGAGAGCTTATCCCTCGGATCTTCTGGGCTCGCCATCGGAACGAACAACATCGAGATCAGGTGTCTACCTCAAGCCACGATCAGCGGTACTGCAACCGGATTGACCCTCAACGCGAGCGGGATCAGGATCAAAGGCAGATTTACCGGGTTCACGACCGCGATCTCGATCTCTAACGGAGCAAGCTACAGCTTCGTTACTGAGTGCCGCTTTGGTAGCTGCACGAACGACGTCGTGGACAACAACACGACTCCGAACGCGATCATCAACAACAATATCTCGGAGTGAAAAAATGAAATCACTGATCTTACTCTTCTTCGCACTCTCGTCTTTCGCTCTCGCTGGCGTTGCGCCTTACTCGCTCCCTAATGACACCCTGTCGCTCGGCAAGGCTGCTAACACGAGCGCAAACAAAACGATCCTGTTCAACAAAAACGCGACCAACAATCCTGGCCTTCGCTGGAACGGGTCAACGTCTAAGTTTCAGGTGTCGGAAGATGGAACAACCTGGAATGACGTCGTCAACGGTGCGTCGGTCGATGGGACCACGACTACGTACTCAGGTGGAAAGGTCGTCGTCGTAAACTCCGGCGTTAACCTGCCTGGGATCATGTTCGCCTGGACTATGCCGACTTGTCCCACGAACTCGCATGAGGCGGACGGATCGTCGCAGCTCAGAAGCGCGTTCCCACTTCTCTCCGCGCTCTACTGCCCGGCAGGAACTTGCACGACTTATGGCTCCGTTGACGGGACTCACTTTAACTTTCCTCCCTTTAGAAATCGTTACCTTCGCGGATCTGGAACCGCTACCGATGGAAACGGCGGCACGGCGGTCGCGACCGGCTCGTACCAGGAAGCTGAGACTCGCATCTATACCGCGATGACGAGCGGGACCGAGAGCGCAGGTCACACGCATAGCTATTCTCTGTGGGTCGGCAACGGTCAGAACGGCGGATCGGACGCGGGCTACGGAGGCGGACCTTTCGGACTCGGGAATTTGACGGGCGGTACGACCGGAGGGGAGAGTGCTACCCACACTCACACGCTCACGACTGGCACTGGCGGAGCCGAGACGCGCGTGAAGTCTTACGGTGTCACCTTTTGTATTTGGTATCAGTAGAAAAAGGCGCTAAAATCATTGCATGATGAACGAACCCGTTGAAGTGCGGCTTGCCAGGATCGAAGAAGGCATGGTGAACGTCCATTCGAAGATGGATAGGAACCACATCGAAGTGATGAGTGCCCTGGGGCCGGTACAAGGTCACGGCGAAGACATCACGATCTTGAAACGCGATAGGCATTGGGCGATTGCCATCATCACCTTCATCGGAAGCGTTCTTGGCTTCCATATGCACGGCCATTGATGACTCCTCAAGATTACGACTACCTCTACTCGTCCGCGATCTTGACCGGCGACTCATCGCGCCTCCGCGCGCTCGATTTTATTTGCAGGACCGCGCTTGCGAACCAGCAGCAGTACCGATTCGTCGCCGTCAAGACCGGCATTCCATGGCTCTGCATCGCCGCGATTCATTACCGCGAGTCGAGCCAGTCATTCACGCGCCATCTGCACAACGGCGACCCACTGACCGCGCGCACCGTCCACGTCCCCATCGGTCGGCCTGAGATCGGTACGCCGCCTTTTACCTGGGTCCAGAGCGCGACGGATGCGCTCGCGGGCTTTTACTGGCGTCCGGCCTCCTGGTCGCTGCCCTCGGTGCTGGAGTTCTGTGAGCGGTACAATGGGCTCGCGTACCATAAGACTGAAGTCAACAGCCCCTACCTCTGGAGCTACACGGACAAGTACACGAGCGGCCTCTTTGTCGCCGACGGCGTGCTCGATCCTGCCAAGCAGGATGCCGAGGCCGGTTGTGCCGCGATCTTCAAGCGCCTTGAGCGCATGGGAACGGCCCTTGATTTCCTATCCTGACCCGCTACACTAAGAGCCTAACCAAGGAGGCTTTTATGAAACTTTCCCAATTATGTGCAGTCTTGACTCTGTTTGCTCTCTCCACTTTCACCTTCTCCGCGCCCTCTTTTGCTGATGCGCCTCCGCAGGCCGCAGCTCTCCAGGGTATCGCGCAGACCGTGCAAGCGGCTCCCTCTCTCTCGACGGACTCCGTGCTCTCGGACGCCATCGCCATCGCGGGGCAAGTGAAGGGTTCCGTGCCCATCGGTCTCAAGATCGCGGGCATCGTGCTGCTCTTGATCGCTCTGATGAAGGTCAGCTTCCTCGCGCCGGTCTGGAAATGGTTCGGTGCTGCGCAGGTCTTTCTCGCGCCGACGCTCGGGCTCATCCTCGGACTGCTCTTGTACGGCGCGAGCGGGTCGCTCACTTTACCGAGCTTGCTGGCGTACTTCGCTTCGGGGGGTGGGGCCGTGCTGCTCCACGAGATCCTGGACGCTGTGAAAGCGATTCCGGGCCTCGGCGCGGCCTACGTGTCCGTCATCAATATGTTTGAAGGCGTCCTAGGCGGTGGCTGAGTCTTTCTTTATCACCTTCGGCTGTCTTCTTTTCGGTTTCATCCTTGGGGTGATCTCATCCCGCTGGCCCGCTCGCAAGTCCCCGAGAGTTGCACGGATCAGATTCAATCTCTCGGGAGTAAAGTTATTTATGAATTTGAAAGTATCGCAGCAGCTCCCCGTGACCATTCAAGCCGAAGACGAGTTCGGTAACGCCACCGGCTCGTTCGACTCTCCGCCCTCCTGGTCGCCGTCTGACCCTTCGATGGGCTCGGCGGTTGCCTCCGCTGACGGCCTGAGCGTGGTCTTTACTCCGTCCGGCAAGCTTGGCTCGTGCCAGCTTCAGGTGACGGGCGTTGCCGACGGCAAGACCCTCGCGGGCTCGCTCGACCTCGTCCTGATCCCCGGCGACGCGACCCAGCTCGTGCTGACCCCTGGAACGCCTTCGGACGCTCCGGCACCGGCAGCCCCCGCCGCTCCAGCCGCGCCCGCAGCTCCTGCGGCCCCGGCGAGCTAAACAAGTTGAGGCCGTCGAGGCTCACAATCTCGACGGCCTCGCTTTTCACCTTCAACTCCCGAAAGGAACCTCATGCAACCAGCCTACATCGTCAAAGATGATCGCGGACTTTCCGGCCAGAGCGTTTCTCTCACGTCGGGGGAAACCAAGGGCATCAGCTTTTTCCTGTTCAATGCGGATGGATCGCCGCTCTTTATCTCCGGCACGATCTCCGACATCCTTGTCAAGATTTACACCTCCCCAAATGCGGCCTCGATCCACAAGCTCCTGAGCATGTCCCAGGTCACGAAGATCGCGGACAGTGTCCTGGGCATGTTCGGCTTCGCTTTCACACTGGCGGCTGCGGATACGCTTCTGATGGCTTCCAATAACGCTGGCCTCCCGGTGCGGGTCACGCTCACGATGAGCGACGGCTCGTCCATCGAACTCGACTTCCTCTCGATCTTCAACGTGCTCGTTCCGTCCGTTCAGACGTAATGGGTGACGTTCCAACGACTGTCGATCAGCCCGCGAAGAGTGTCGAAGAGATCATCCACGGGATCATCTTTGACCTGGCCGTCGCGGCTGGGCTAAAAGCAATCAAGGCTGTTCCTTGGCTGGCGTGGCTCAACTGGCCGATCATTTCGCCGTGCTTTGACTTCTTCGTCAAGTGGATCGCTGGATACATCTACCGACCTCTCGCGCAGACTGGCGCGCTGACTACCATCGCCCTTCAAACCCAGCAGGAGAGAGACACCTATGCAGCAGCAGAAGCGGCCCTCAGAGCCGCGCACCTATCCGGTGACCCCAAAGCCCTTCAGGCAGCCTCGGACGCGTTTAACGTGGCCGCAGCGGGCCTTGTGCATTGGGATGGGAGTGCTCCTCTCTAGCTGTGCGCACGTCCAGATCACGGACCAGGAGTGGTGCGCCGACAAGGGCACCCAAGGGGCTTTCTGCGCGCACACCCTCACGACCACGACTAGGGTCATACCCAAGGATCAATGGGACGATCTGCGCTTCGGTCAGTTCTGCACTGCGGACCAGCCAGCGGACGCTGGGAAGACGCTGGGAGAAATTAAGATGTGGGTCGAGCAGCTCTGCACGCTTTCGCGCCGATGTGACTACTCGACCCAACAGGCAGTTATGGCTTTTTTTCGCCAGATGGAGATGGCGACGGCGAGGTGAAGTTGATCTCGCTCCGGTGAATCTTCACCTCTCGGGCCGCCTTGAAAGCGAGCCTGACGTTCTTTCCCTTGATGTCTACGACCTCAACGATCAGCTCTCCGCCGTTGACTGTCACGGATTCACCAATGCCGCGAGTAAAGACCAAACCACCGATCTTTGAACTCTTCCCTGATTCTCGCGTAAAGTTGCTCACGTCGCTTGGTCCTCAAAGAACTTCTGAGTGAAGACTAGCTTCTCCATCTCGATCATCTTCGTTTGCTCCTCGCCATGGCAGCACACGGTGATCGTCAGCATGCTGCCTTCCTTCGTGATCTTGTGCGGATCTTTGATCCGTGGCTCGACCCAGCACTTAGCGCACACGAGGCGCGACTGAAGTGACGTACAGCCACCTGGATCAGGGCTCATTCCGTTGGCAGTGTCCCAACCCATCAGAGCCCCCTTCCAGACGAACGCTTCATCATCAGCGTGCGCCGCATCTCTGCACGCGAGCCCTTATGCCCGGCGTGCATCAGCGACCGACTCACGTGCGCCTTCTGCTGACTGACCTTCCTGCTTGCTCGTCTCATCTTTTTCGTTCTGACCATTTGCGGCCTCCCTTTCCAGCTCTTCGGCTGTGACTTTGTCGGTGATGAAGTTATCGAACTCGTCTACGTTCTTCTTGAGCCCTAAGATCCCGAGTACCGTGTTCTGGTCGATCTCGATCTCTTTGGTGTCGGCATTGTACTTGATCGCGTCCGTGAGCCCGCGAGCTGCGGTTAAGATCTGGTCTTGAAGAAACTCAAACTCCTGATCCTCCTTGATCGCCTGGTCGGTGCGCAGTGGCGACGGCTTCGGCATCGATCCAACGCTCGTGCTCTCGTCGTAGAACTTTGGCTGACCGTCACGCATATTTACGTGGTGGTCGGCGAAGATCATGGCGTTGGTGAATCCGAGGCTGTACGCCGCTGGGACCTTGCCCGCCTTCTGGCTCTCTTCGACCTGGCTGCGGAGCTTGTTGGTCGTGCTCGCGATTGCTTCTTTCACTCTTTCCATTCGGCTCATAACTCTCTCCTTCGATGATTGCCCACGTTGCGATAGCTGCCGCGATCAGTAGGCATAAAAGCGCGGCAGGTCTTGGATCTGGATCTCTCCTAGACATTATTGAAGACGTTCATACGCGCCAAGTAGTTGGAGAGTGCTTTGAACATCCCCATCTGCCAGCGTCCGGCCTTTCCGAGCGGCATCGGCATCTCGCGCACGTAGATCTCGCCGTCGATGTGCTCGAAGTATTTGTAGAGGAACGGATCGAGCGGATCGTCGCTCAACTTCTCAAACTCAGGCTGTTGACGATCCGATCCGACGACGTGGCCGTCAATCGAGTTGCGCTGGTAGAGGATGACCTTCACGATGATGTCGCGCCGATTCTCGCGCGCGTTTCTCATCATCATCTCCTTCTGGAAATCTCGCGACTCGGTGATAAGCTTCTGCGTGATCTGCTCCGTGACTTCCTTCGCATGTGAACGGTCCAGCTCATTGTGTTCATCGCGCTTCAGCGGTGACTTTGGAGGCTTGTTTTCCATTCTATACTCCTTGTTTAAAATTAATCCCGTTAGTCACGTTACAGGTTGGAATCCACGGGAAAACGGACCTCAAAGGATGCCGAGCCGGTACTGAAAACCCCATCTAACCCCACCAGCTCTGCCGGTACGTGACCTTCGCCGAGTAATGACCGGGGTGACATAAATAGGTTAGGGCTTGCGATTTAAAACGCAACAAAGAAATGGCGCTTGACTATTGACGGTCATTTCCCCAGCCTAAAGACATCGGAGGGCGGTGGGTATTTGCAAAGAGAAACCATTGCTCTTGCGGCCACAGAGCCAATTCACCCTCGTTCTCCGACAAAAATTCTGGAGGTAAGCATGAAAGTATCCGTGACCCGAAAAGACTGCACCTTGACGCTTGAAGCGCCGGAGAACGTGAAGATCCCCCTACAGGATCTTCTTTGCGATGTTGAGCGCGCGACGATGACGGAAGCGATGAAGCGCAACGGCGGAATCAAGGCGAGAGCTGCCGATCAGCTTGGGCTCCAGCGCACGACGTTCGTCGAGAAGGCACGGAAGTACGGCTTCCCGCTCAAAAAATGAATCGCCTCGACGAGATCAAGACGCGCATCAACGCGTTCAGGGTGGGCGAGTCCGAGCGCGGCAGCCAGTGGGAGGGCGGCCCAGGCGAAGACATGGACTGGCTTGTCGCCGAGATCGAGCGGCTGACACCCAAGATCGTAGGCGACCATTACCGCTATTTTTATTTTTCGTTCCAGTCGCCACTGGGCGCGGGCTCCACGATCCTGAAGCAGCACAAGCAGGTCGATGGGCAGCCGGACAACGGTTTCAACGTGGCGACCGCGCACGAGCATCTCATGGGCAAGTTTCAAATGCCCGTGGTCGTCGGACAGTGGTACGAGGTCACCAAGGTTCGCTATGACCAGTGGCTCGCGTTCTGTCGCGGCCTGGGACCGGCTGGAGCTGATGGGGTATCCCTGAACATCGTCCAGGGCGGCGGAGAAAAGAGCGACAAGCCTGCGGCTGTTTTGAAGGCAGTAAAAGAAGTGCCCCCGACCGAAAAATCGGGGGGGGCACCGGAGACGACGACTACTTAATCAGCTTCTTGTGCAGGATGCCCAGACGCTCGATGTGGCCGTCCGAGAGGTGCAGCTCCTTGCCCCTGGCGTGACGGTCGGAAAGCTCCATCACGATCCCCAGATCGACGCTGTGAACGCCTTCCTTCAGGATGTCGTCTTCCTTGCGATTGCCGAAGTGCTTTCGGATCGTGTGAAGCTGCTCCATCGCGTGATCGACCTTCTGCGCGCGGGTCATCTTTTCCTCGGGAAGCGCAGTCTTGACTCCCTCGTCGGCGGCGTCGCCGGTCAGCACGGGCTCGTCTTCACCGTCGCCCTCTCCTTCGTCGCCGTCTTCATCTTCGCTGTCAGGGCCACCCGGAGTCGTTCCGTTGAGCTCGTCCTCCTTCGCCTGGTGCTCGGCACGCTGTTGCGCGAGATCTTTCTCGCGCTGGGCTTGTTCCTCGACCTGCTCGGGCGTTAGCTCCGTGGTCGTAGCGCGCACGTCCTTGATGCCCTGCTCGTCGTCCTGACCTTCAAACTTCACTGCCTTATTGTTCTTTGCCATCTGAGTCTCCTGGCCGTGTGGCCGGTTTTAAGCGGACTCCATCTCCCACGAGGGGATTCCGCCACTTGCTATTTGGTACGCGTCCCTGAGCTTGCGGTCAAGGTCGTCATTCTTTCTCGGGCACATTTGCGACCGCACTGCTTCGTCGATTGCCTCCTGTTCGTTGGTGAACTTCTCTTTCCATTTGATGCCGTCCCATCGCACGACCTCCCATTTTTTTGTGCCTTCGACGGGTTGAACGTAGAGCGGTCTATCACCGCGAGTAACTCTCTTCCTGAGAGCGTTTGTGTTACTCACGGAAGTCGTCCGCCACTTCCTGGAGTCGAGCCTTCTGCTTCGTCTCTTTCTCCTTGATGGTGTTGTACCGCTTCTGGTCCAGGAACTCCTTGACGTTCTTCGTAACGAGAGCGTCAAGCGTTTTCGGGTCGAGAGCGTCCAGCTCCCAGCTCTTGGTTCCGAACTCACGGATGTACGCCTTCGCGCGCGTGTCCGTCAGTTTGGCTGGGTTAGGTGGCGGGTTGAACTTCTTGACCTGATCTAGGTTGAGTGCGATGCGATGAATTTGCACCTCTCCCTCGCCGCAGAACATATCGAGACGATCCTGCACGTCGCGGGTCATATCCTTGCCGCTTGGATCGTGGTCGCCCAGGTGGATGATGATCGGCTTCTGACCGGCCTTCACGTAGCTGCTCAGACGCTTGCCAGCGCGCCACATCTCGCTCTGAGAGGTGTAACCCCTGCACGAGAAGTAATCGACGTCCAGGCGTCTGCAAACGCGTTCCATGACCCCGAGCAAGGCGTCCTTTTCGACCCAGACCTCGACGCGGTAGTCCTGATCCTCCCACTTGTCGAGCGCGTAACCTGCCGCCGACGCGTCGATGATCTCGCCGGGATTTTCCCAGTGCTGATTACCCTGGAGGTTCCGCGTGCGATCCTCGATGGCATTCCAGTCGATGAGGCCCGCAAGCCGGGCGTCGTTGATGGCGCTGCCGAGCTTTTTGTACTCCTTCATGTTGTTCTGGATCAGGTCGCGACTCACGAACTGGTAATAGAGCTGGCGAAGCGTCAGCGAGTACCCGTCCGCCTCGTAGGCCGCGATGATTGTGTTTGCCGTGCCGATCAAACCCAGCACGCGATTCGTGAACCGTTTTTCAACGTACTTCTGCTTCATTTTTCTTCTCCTTTTCGATTTTGATCGTCCATGATTTAGAGCCCTTTTTTCGGTACAGCTCGATGTCCGAAGTCTTCTTAGGGGTTCCGTCCGCAACCATCTTGTCAGCGATCTCGCGCGGGAGGTTCGACCAGAATAGCTTTGAGTTCCAAGCGCACGCCTCTGCGAGCGTCTTATAGTCCACGCTGCCATCCTTCTCGACCTCGAATACCTTGAGGCCAGCGAGCGTGAGTCGCGGGTGCTTCTCTGCCTTAGCCGCCTCGACGATCACGCTCTTGATCGCATCGAGGTCTGCCTCTGCCTTCTGCATCTTGAGCTTGAGGCGCTTGTACTTGTTCGCGAGTCCGGTTGCACCCTTGAACTTGAGCGTCTTGTAATCGCGGTCACAGAACGGGGGCGGAGCTTTGTCCGTGACAAACTTCCAGAACTTTTGCTCCTCCTCGATAAGCTGCGCGATGTACTCGTGATCGGGGTAGACCGACACGACTGAGAGATTCGCATCGCGCATCTGCTCGTCGCCTTCTTTGTCCCAATAGGCGAGCAGGTGACAGACCTTCGCGCCCGTGACCATGAGCTGATGCTGGATCTGCGGCCAATAGTGAATGGGCACGCGGTCGCGAACGACGAGAGATGTATCCATCGACTTAAGCCAGGGCTCTTTGCCGATGAACTTGATCTCGATCAGCTCGATATCTTCGATGGCCGGCACTTCAATCTGACCATCCTGCGACTCGACTTTCTGAGTAAGGATGTGCGTGTGCATCCCATCGAGCGAAGCCCTGATGTGCGCGAAACCCTGCATCTCGATCAGTGCGACCTCGAAGCTCATGAATCCGCGCGAGAGCGAATAGAACTCGCGCACCTTGGGCTCGATACGGTTGCCTTTGTCCTTGATGTACTGGTTCGAGGTGTCTTCCTTCACCTCGGCGGCGGTTTTGTCTTCCCACAGCTTGAAAGGCGTGCTGTACGGGCTCACGCCCATAATGATCGGTGCATCGCTCGACCCGATACCCTTTTGTCGCCACTGAAGCCATTCGATTCTGTCCATACAAATCTCCTTCTTGATGATGATTTTTCTGAATGCGTTTAACTGCGTTACGAGAAAGATTGCACGACAAAAAGAAAAGCGCCATTTATTTGTTGCAAAAAGAAATCGACGCGTGCAGATTGAACTGGAAGCGATACATCAACCTCAGTCATCAAGGAGATCGAAATGTCACGACTTGCAGCAGTACAGACCGCGAATCCGAACAAGCCGGTTCGGGTCATGATCTATGGAATCGAAGGTGTCGGTAAAAGCACTTTCGGGTCGGAAGCTCCCGTTCCGATCTTTATTACGCCCGAGGGCGGAATCGACAATATCCCCGGCGCGAAGGCAATGCCGAACGTCGCCACCTGGGATGATATTCTCGCCTCCGTCGATGAACTCACGACGGGGCCGCACTCGTACAAAACGGTCGTGCTCGACTCCGCTGACTGGATCGAGAAGACCGCGCACGCGAAGATCCTGAGCCTCGACAAAGCGGGTCGCTCCATCATCACAGCGAACGGCGGATATGGCGCTGGCTACCGGGAGAGCGAAAAGATGCACCGCGAGCTGATCGAGCGGCTTTCCGTGCTTCGCGAAAAGCGCGGGATGAACGTCATCATCACCGCTCACTACACGGTTCGCACCGTGAAAGACCCCGAGGCGATGAGCGACTATGACGCCTTCGAGATCAAGTGCCATGAGATGGTTTCATCTCTCTGGCGCGAGTGGGTCGATGCGCTCTTGTTCGTGCGCTTCAAGACCTTCTTGAAAGAAGAAGAGGGCTCGAAGACTCGCGCACTCGGCGATGGCGAACGTGTCGCCTTCACCGAAAAGCGGCCTTCGTACCAAGCAAAGAATCGTTACGGCTTGCCTCACGAGATGGACTTCAAAAAGGGCTTCTTCGCCGAGTTCATGACCGCCGCTGGAAAGGGCGAGCTTGAGACGCCTGAGAACGTCAAGAAGGACATCGACGAGCTGCTGGGCAAGGTTGCCGACCAGGCCACGAAGGACAAGATCAACGCGCATCTGGCTAAGATCGGAAACGTCGTGCCGGAACTCGTCCGCGTCCGCAACGGGCTCAAGACCATCACGAAGGGGGCCGCATGACTGGAACAAGCTTCTTCTCAGGTTTTGCCCAGATCTTCTTGGGGATCTTTTTCGCAGGGCTTGCGTTCCTGGTGACCGTGATCGCTATCTCCGGCTGGGATTTTTTCAAGTCGGTCCGATTGCAGAGCGAGCTGGAGCGCGAGCGGCGTTTGTCCGCAGCTCTCCGCAAGGAGTGTAACGAGCGTATCGATCAGATCACAGAGTCGATGCAGCGGGACCTCTGTCTCATGGTCATGAAGGTCGAAGATAAGACGACCAGGCCGCTCATCGCTGAGTCCATCCAGAAAGCCCTTTCCGAAGTAGACGCCCCGAAGATCGAGCAAATTCGGTTACGCGTTGCCAAACTGCTCACAGACCAGGCCGCTCGCGGCCAGAAAGAAGGAACGTAATCATGGGTTACAAAGACATCACCGCAGGAGCTAAGGTCGCCAGGGCAAAACACGCACGCTTCGTGCGTCCCAAGAACACGCTCGGCATCGAGATCGAATTCGAATTCAAGCAGGAGGCTCGCCCCGCTGCCGGGACTGATCCAGGCTACCCTGGCGGCGTCGAGCTGCGCACCTGGGTCGGCTGGTTCCCGCACGACAACAAAGAGCACTGCAAGAAGGTCATGAAGACGCTTCACGACGTGCTCGGATTCAACGGCAACGACACGGCTGATGCCGATGGTGTTCTGACCGATCCGCAGGCTTTCGACTGGAGCCGTGAGGTCCAGATCGTCATCGAGCTTGAGCCCTACGAGGGGAAGACGTACCCCAAGATCGCTTGGGTCAACAAGCTCGGCGGATCTCAGTTCGCCGCGTGCGAACCCGCGACTCTCAAGAACGACCTCGGAGCCCTGGGCTTCAAGGCGATGTTCTTGGAAGCCAGGCAGTCGGCGGGTCAGAAGCCCGGCGCTGCGAAACAACAAGCTCCGGCTACGCAACCCGCGCAACCGGCTAACCCATCTTCCCCGACGGACCCTGACGGGCTCCCCTGGTAAGATCATCAACCCGCAACTAGGAGGTTCACATGAAACCTAAATATCGCATCGACCAGTTCATCAAGTTCAAGCGCAACGGCACCGCTTCCAGCGGCGACATCACGGGCGTCATCAAGCGTTCGACCGGCGTCAGCTACGAAGTGGACGGCGACAAGGAGCAGGAGGTCAAGGAAACCGACGTGATCGCCGCGTACCGTTTGAGCGGCGTCAAGAAGGCTGCCAAGACCGTCAAGCCCAAGGCTGAGAAGAAGCCTCGCGCTGCCGCAGTAAACACTCAAGCGGGCGAGCAGGACGCCGCTTAAGTGACGAGTGAGGCCGGGATGGACACGAACGAGTGTAGCTTACGCCGCAAGGTCTTAAGTAGCTCTGACACAATGCCCGGCCTCATTTTTTTCGCAGCAATTTTACTGACTCAAGATAAGTGGGCGCTCGTCGATCTCGAAGACTTTGAGCGCGCAACAAAGTTCAAATGGCGAGCATCGCTCGATTCACGGGGGACCAAGTGGTATGCGAAAAGGCGAAGACTTGTTAGCGAAAAAGATTCGTGGCCTGCTCAACAGATCCGTCTACACCATTTTGTCCTTGGAGTGTCTCCCCATCGGCTCCCACCAGGATTCGTCATCGACCACAAGAACCATGAGAGTCTCGATTGTCGTAAATCAAACCTGGAAGAAGTCACGCAAGAAGAAAACATGCACCGCTCGAAAGGGTGGAAAAAGAAGCCAGAGGAGCCGTGCCTGTAATGTATCCAATTAAAGACGAGACAGGCAACAAGTACGGCAAGCTCACGGTCGTTGGACGTGCGGGCTCTTACGTGTTCGGCAACAAACAAGCCAAGGCGACTTGGTGGTGCAAGTGCGAGTGCGGGAACACGGTCGAGCTGCGTGGGGCTCGGTTAAGGGCTGGGCTCTCTCACTGCTGCGGATGGAAGTGCCCCCTTCGTTGCGAATCGCTCGCAGAGCATAAGGCTAAAAAGTGAACCATTTCTGTCACGCCAAAGGCTGCGGCAATCGCGTGCCTCCCGCGCTCTTCATGTGCAAGCCTCATTGGATGCTCCTGCCTCCAGCCGCTCGCGCCGCGATCTGGAAGAACTACCGCCCCGGCCAGGAGATCGACAAGAACCCCACCGCCGAGTACCTGCGCGTAACGGACAAGGCAATCGCCTGGCTCGAAGAGCAAAGGATCGCGAAGTTAGCCGAACGTCAACTCAAGCAAAATAGGTCCGTGAAATGAGCCTCCGAGTCTACCAGGACAAAAGCCTCGAACTCATCATGCACCAGTTCAAGCTGGGCAAGCGAAAGGTGCTGCTCTGGCTCGCGACCGGCGCAGGTAAGACCGTCGTTTTCTGTGAGATGATTAAGCGTGCAGTGGCTCGCGGAAAGCGGGTCATCATCGTCGTGCGCGGGCGTAAGCTCGTAGACCAGGCATCTCAGAGACTCTGGCGCGAGAAGGTCGAGCACGGTGTGCTCATGGCCGGGCACTGGAACTTTAGACCGCATTTGCCTGTGCAGGTTTGCTCGATTGACACTCTCATCGCGCGCGAGATCCTACCCAAGGCGGATCTGATCGTGATCGACGAAGCCGACACCTTCGGAGCGAATACGGAAGCCGCTGCGTTCATCGAGAAGTACCCGGAAGCGTTCATCGTGCCAGTCACGGCAACACCGTACCTGCCTGGGGGGCTCGCCCACCTGGCCGACGAGATCGTGCATCCGATCACGATGCAGCAGCTCATCGACGACGGCTTCCTTTGCGGCTTTCGTTACTTCGCACCATCGGAGCCTGATCTCCGTGGTGTCAAGGTTCAGAAGGGCGAGTTCAATAACGGCGAGCTAGAGAAGCGCATGGTTGCGAATCAGCTCTCAGGTGATATCGTGACCCATTGGTCGAAGCTCTGCGCGGGCATGCCTACACTCGGGTTTGCGGTCAACATCCACCATTCAAAGCTCCTGGTTGACAAGTTCACTGGAGCCGGTATCAAAGCGGAGCATTGCGATGCAGACACCAAAGAGAAAGAACGTGAAGCGATTATTAAACGTCTGGAATGCGGGAAGACCCAGGTGGTCTTTAATGTGGGCATTCTTGGGCGTGGTGTCGATATCCCTTGCGTTCGTGCTGTCGTCATGGCTCGCCCAACGAAGTCACTTAACCTGTTCATTCAACAAGCCGGACGCGGAACCAGGCTCTTCCCGGGCAAGGATTCTTGTCTCCTGCTCGATCACGCTGGGAACATTAAGCGGCACGGATTCCCTACGATGGAGCCCGAGGTAAAGCTCGACGGCAAGATCAAGGCTGACCCAAGTGCGCTAGAGTTCAAGACGTGTAAGGAGTGCTTCGCGATCTATCGAGGCAAAGAGTGTCCCGAGTGCGGCACCGCACCTCCGCCGCCTGAGAAGAAAGAAATCCTAGAGACTGAAGAGCAGCTCCAGGAGATCATGGTCACGTCGAAGAACCCCATCGAGCAATGGATGGAGTTCCTGCAACGTGCTCGTGCAGAGTCGGGTCGCAAGCAGGCGTGGGTCTACCACAAGATGCTGGAGAAGTTCACGCTCGACCAATGCCGCCCGTATCTGCCCGCTTGGTTCATCAAGACGAAGGAGCCGGTTGCTAAGGGCTTCTCCTCGTCGCCGTTTTCTGGATTCGGAGGTCCGCGTGAATAACCCTGACTTTGAAGAGATGATGCGTGCGATGCGGTTAAACATGGCGAAGATCATGAGCGAGAACGACTTCTTCGCTGGCGGCAAGTTTAGGAAAGCTGAGAAGGGCCACTTCTATGACGTGCCACTCAAGAAGCCTGAGAACTGGCCCAAGGTTCCGAACCGTCCGAAGGCTAACTCTCCTTACGAGCAGGAGCATGAAGTTACTCGATGCTGTGGTAAATGTGGTGGTCCTGAGCCGACGCCGGACAGGATTCATTTTTGTGGTCCCTGGAAGGAGAAACTAGTCGGATGAAAAGTGTCATTGTGTACGGTCCTCAAGGTTGCGGTAAAACTCGAAACGCTGAAAAAATTCGGTCACACTTCGGACTGAAGTACATTCTCGATGGCTTCACTCCTGGCGATCAAGCGCCGAGAGAGGATACGCTGATTCTGACGAGCGCCATTGATCGCGCGCCCGACTCTCTCTCGTCGAGGCTGTTTCAGTTCTTCTCTTTCTCGGCGCTCCCCAGGTCGATCAGAGAATGAACAACACCCAGGAGCATCAGCGACTCGTCCACGAGATCCTGATCGCTGTTGGCGGCATGCCAGACGTGCGCGTCTGGAAGCAGGTCAACGGGATGGCGATACCTTACGGTGCCGAGCATCCGGTCCACTTCGGCGGCCCGAACGGTCAAGGCGACATTGGAGGGATCATGCGCGTCTCTCAGCTCGTCGATCCAGATGGGGGGCTCTATCAGACGCGAAACACCTACGGCGTCAGGCTAGAAATTGAAGTCAAGACTGGATCTGGACGCCCATCAAAAGAGCAAATTGTCTATCAAAAAATGATCGAAAAATTCGGGGGCATCTACATTCTTGCAAGATCGGTAGATGATGCTTTACGCCCGATTCAAAATGCACTACGGTTCAATAACATTCGTTAGGTTGACCGTAAGGTCACGGGGTGAAAGGGCCGCAAGCCTGTGAGCGTGATGAACTCGCCACCCCGTCTTTAAAATCATCAACTCGACATCGGAGCTAAAAATGCCTACCCATCAACAGCAACTCGTGATCGACGCGCACCAAGGTACGATCATCGTACAGGCGTGTCCTGGATCGGGTAAGACCTCGACTCTGGTCAATCGCTGCAAAGCTTTGCCAGTCAACGAAACCAAGCTCGTGCTGGCCTTCAACAAGAAGGCCGCAGAAGAGTTCGCCTCGCGCATGGGCACCGTCCCGGGCGCTGACGTGCGCACGTTCCACTCCTTTTGCTTTCGCGAGGTCATGGGCAACCCTGGTCTGTTCGGTTACGATGGTAAACCCTCACTCTCGGATGACGGCCTCTTTCGTCTGATGTGCCGGGCGAACTCGCTCGACGCCAAGGGCTGGGATGAGTCACCCTGGGATGAAGACTTCATCAACTACTGCGAGCACGCGGTCTATGACCACGAGCTGCGCGATCAGGTAGCAAACTCGATGCCAATTCATGACATCACGATTCCCTGTGAAGGTGGTTGTTCCGACCAGTTTCACATGGTGGACTCGCAGGAGACGATCTCGGCTAAGGCACTTCTCAAGACCCGCGCGTACCTGATCCACACGAACCGAGTGACGTTCGACTCGATGGTCAGACTCGTTGCCGAGCACCGCCACTCGATCAAGCGCGCCGGTACGCATATCATGATCGACGAGTACCAGGACGTGGACCGCTTCCAGTTCGATATCGGATGCGCACTCGCGGAGAAGGCTTCCGGCTCCTTCGCGGTCGTGGGCGATCCGAACCAGCGGATCTACGGATGGCGCGGGGCTCTCAGCGACGCTTTCTCTGCGATGTCTGCGGCCTATCCACAGGCGCAGATCCTGCCTCTGACCCAGAACTTCCGGTCGGTCGAGCCCATTCTCCAGTTCGCTGAGAAGATCTGCGCGGTCGGTATGACCGGCGTTCGTGGTGAAGGCGACGATCCCGTGCGTATCGTTGACCCCAAAGAATCCAATGTGCTCGATGAGCTGATGAAAGGCGCTGGCCCCAACTTCTCCCAGGTCGCCATCCTCTGCCGCTCGAACCGCGAGTGCGCTCGCTGGCAGCTTGAGCTGGCCCAGAAGGGCATTCCTGTCTATCTGATCGGCAAGGGTCAGTTCTGGAACGAGAAGCACATCAAGATCGCCAAGGAGCATTGGTCGATGCGCCAGACTGAGGCGGATATGTTCGCAAGCGAAGCCTGGGCCAAGCTCGTGAGCACCAAGCGTTACCGTGAAGACGAAGACGCGCTCAAGGAGATCGAGGACGATGCCCGGTGGATCGTTAACCTCGATCCTAAGAGCATGAACACGCTTCAGAACACTTTGCAGCGTGAAGTGGACGGGCTCCGCATCTCGACGATCCATAAGACGAAGGGCATGGAGTTTGATCGCGTGATGATCTCTGGCTGCGGCGAGAAGCTGATGCAGGACACGTTCGTCTATTACGTCGCAGTCACGCGGCCTAAAAATCTCTTGATCTTGGCGTAACGGCAACGTGGAACGCTTAGTCTCCAAACTCGTTTCTGAAGGCTTCAAGATCGACACCGTCGTACCAGACGGTAAGTCGCATCGGTTCCCATCCACGCAAGACGACGATGGTCGTAACCTTGCGTGGTACATGGCCTTCAGAAACTTCTGCGTGGGCACGGGAGAAGAGTACTTCGTTCTCGTGTACGCCGACTGGAGCAAGTCGATCCGTGCAACTGAGTACTGCACGCTCATTCAACCCAAGGCTGCGGATAAGGCTACGATCAAACGCAACGTCAAGCTTGCGAACAAGGTTGAGGTTCGTGATCGCAATGAGATGTACAACGAAGTCGAGAAGGCGATCAAGATGGATCTTGGTCAGCTTCTCGGCAATAATGAGAATGAACCCGACGAGATGCGGACGATTGATCCGCATGCCTACGTGTACGCGCTCGGATTCAAGGAGAAGGAATACTTCTTCACCACGTCGAGCAATCAGCAGATCGTGGGTATCAGTAAGTTTACCGATGCGGACATGCTGGGCCTCATGCCCATCTCGTATTGGGAAAGCCTGTTTCCAGGCGGAGGAGCGTCGCGTGTTGACTGGATCGAAGCAAAAAGCAATCTCATGGCTCAAGCACGTGAACGCGGAATCTTCCAGCCTCGTCGAGTACGGGGAGCAGGAGTCTGGAGTGACGACTCTCGTATCGTGGTCAACATGGGCGACCATCTCGTCGTTGACGGCGAGCGGGTTACTCTTGGCGAGTTTAAGTCGAGATACTTCTATACTCTGGGGAGCAATCTGTCCTCTCTTCACGAGCGCGCTCTTAGCTCTAGCGAGTGTGACGTTCTCGTCGATGCTTGCTCCTCGTTCAAGTGGCTCAAGTCCGATTACTCCTTCCTCATGGCCGGAGCCCTCGTCGTCTCGCGAGTGTGTGGCGCTCTGCCTATCCGACCTCACGTCTGGCTCACAGGTGGAGCTTCGACAGGCAAGACAACCTTGCTCGAAAAACTTATCCAGCCGATCCTGGGCGACTCCTCCCTCTATGTGCAGGGCGCGACTTCTGAAGCTGGAATCAGGCAGAGCATCAAAGCCGACGCGATCCCCGTAGTCTTTGACGAGTTCGAGACGACCGGCCAGAAGTCGAGCGAGAACGTCGCTGCGGTCATCGAGCTGCTCAGGGCAGCCTGGTCCGACTCGTCGGCCATGATTATCAAGGGCTCAAGCGGCGGGAACGCCACGGCCTATCAGGTGCGCTGTAGCGCCATCGTCTCCTCGATCCGCACGAAGCTCCAGAACGACGCTGACAGGTCACGGTTCGCGATCCTGGAGCTTGAGCCCCACGGCAACGACCCCGAGCACTGGAAGCGTCTCTCGGGCCTCCTGACCCAGATCGACGCCGACTACTCCGAGCGCCTCTTTGCGCGCACAATCAGCATGGTGCCGATCCTCCTAGCCAACTACCGCAAGATCAAGGTCGCGCTCGCGGCTCGTGTGTCTCAACGATTCGGCGATCAGTACGGCATGCTCTTGGCCGGTTACTCGATCTTGCTCCAGGACGAGCCCTTAACCGATGCCCAGGCGGAACAGATCGCGGCGCACGTCCAGCTCGTGGATGAGAAGGATGAAGCGAAGGTTGCGGATCACGAGGAGTGCCTGAATCACCTATTAACTAAAAAGATTGTGGTTGAGCGAGATGGCTCCCGCTACGATTATTCGGTCAGCGAGGCCATCAAGGACGCGCGAGGGGATGCCCTCATTTCAAACTCCTTGCAGCGCCATGGAATCCGTGTAGGATCAAAGGACGTGGCAATCGCTTCCCGGCATACCGAGCTTGAGAATGTCGTCTATAAGGGCACCCGCTGGTCCCAGGGCTGGGCTTCGAGCCTGTCCCGCATCGCAGGGGCCGAAAAGAACAAGTCCGTGTGGCTCGCCGGAGCCAACGTCAAATGCGTCGTCATCCCTGGAGCCGTTTTCTTCGGCTCCGCCAGCCCTACCTAACCTAACTACCTAACCTTCCTAACCTTTTCCTAACCTTCAAAAACGTGAAAAACGTAATGAAGTCATGCACCTAACTTTCTAACCGTCCTAACCAGGGGGGATACCCCTATGGTTAGGATTTTTTTTATTTTTCAAAATTAGAAAAAGTCTCTCTATATATATCTATCTTTCTAGTTAGGTTAGGTTAGGAGTTAGGCGTATGAATTTATTAAAGAACTAAATTAGTCAAGCCTAACCAGTAGGTTAGGAATGAACAAAGTGTTGACGGACGGCATGCGGCATGGTGCTGTAGCTCCCCTGGCAGACCATTGTGGACATGCCCCTCGGGTGCTTTCCCCGAGGTCGTTCAATTAACCAAGGAGAGAGAATGCACAAGGTAACAGAGAAGCTCGTCCCCATCGTCGGCATGCCCTGCACGGTCTGCCACCCTAACGACCGATACGCGGCTTCCGTGACCCAGGTCATTGGGAAGAAGCTCTCGATCATCTGGATCAAGCGCGAGGGCTGGAATGAGGAGGAGCCCGCGACGCTTCGTCATGACGGCAACTACCGGCTGCGCGGAGAGCATGGGGCTCGGATTACCCTCGGCGTTGCTGAGTCGTATCGGTGCCCGGATATTTAAGCTTGCAAGTCGTCAAAATATTGTTAGGCTTGGGTCATACGGGATGAGGTGGGCAAACGTGAAGCGAGACGCCCAGGATTTCTACCGAGGAGCGAAATTGGCTCTTCTGGACAGAAGCGAACCGGGTAAGCCGCGCGGCTACTAGCTCGGAGGATTTGCTCGATAAGCGCCACCTCTCCCCCGTTTAAACCTAAAGGAGATCATCATGGCCCGTAAGAACGTCGCTCAGAAGCTCAAGACCCTTAAAGAAGATCAGCGCCTCATGAAGGAGGATCGTGATGTCCTCCTGGCCGCGCTCGAACTGAAGACCGCCGACCATCAGACCGCCTGCACCTCCGTCGAGCGTCTCAAGGTTCGCGTCGCGGAGCTGGATCGACAGCTCGCGGACTCTCGTCTCGCGCACAAGCAGACCCTCATGAACATGAAGGGCATCGTGCAGAACCTCATCTCCTCGGTGCGCCCCCGGTCCTCGATCAGCAATACCCTCGTACAGCGTCAATAGTCTGTTCTAGTTGCATTCTCCGGGTCCTGCTACCCTTGTAGCCTATGGCAAAGCGCAAAGCGTCCCAGGCGGGCGCTAGCGGGTCAGGACCCGGAGTCCCTGTAGCCGAAATCCCCGCACTAGGTTGGAGAGAAGAGATCTTCGTTGAAGAGTACATCGACAATGGGGGAAACGGCACTCGTGCGTACATGAAGGCTTATCCCAAGGCGAGTTACGACACAGCGCGTGATGGAGCCCCTAAGCTCCTTGCAAAGCCTTGCATCTCCTCAGCTCTCGACGCCCATAGGGAGGAAATGCGCCAGTTAGTCGCGTTTGATCGCACGAAGGCGCTTCAGATCCTCGTGGGTATGGCGACTGCGAACGCTTCTGACTTTACCGGCGTGAGCGTGAAGAAGAGAGCGAGCTTCAAGGGCCTTGGTGCCAAGAAGCATGCGTTGAGTATTTCAAAGGGCGAGCTGACGACGATCAGCGCAGGAGAGAAGCGTGCAGTCATCGATGATCTCTGGGAGAAGCTTGGACTCGGTGAAGCTGTTGGCAAAGCAAATTGGTTCGATGGATTCGAGCGCATTGCTGAACTTGTTCGAGGAACTGAGAAAAAATGACGAGCAAGAAGCGGCTAAGTTACTTTTCAAATTTCGTTGCGCCACGGATCTACAGCTTTATGCGGCGGCCTACTTTCCTCATTACTGCAAATTCGCTTTCAACGACCTTCATCGTGATCTGTTTGATTCGTCTTCGTTCATGGAGAGAGCGATTCGACGTGTACGTGCAGCACCTCGCGGTTATGCGAAATCAACGCTTGAAACTCTTATCGAACCGATCCATGACGTCTGCTATGGACTTGAGAAGTTTATCGTCATCTTCTCGGAGAACCAGGACCAAGCGAATCAAAAACTTCGCGACATACGAGATGAAGTCCTTACCAACAGTGATCTCTCTCGTGACTACAAGCTACGCTTCCCAAGTCGTAAGCCTGCTGAAACGAGCTACATCATCATTGCTGGTGACCATCAGTGCTTATTCCAGAGCTATGGCTCGTCTACGGAAGTACGAGGCATTCGGTTCGGTGAAAACAGACCCAGCAAGATCATCGTCGATGACGGTGAACATTCTGAGGAAGTGCTTAACGAAGCACTCCGCACAAAGAAACGTGACTGGATGTATCAGGTCGTCTCAAAGCTTGGAGACGGCAATACCAATATCAAAGTCATCGGTACGATCCTTCACCCCGAAAGCTTACTTAAGGAACTGATCGACAACCCAGCTTACAACGGCAAGATCTACAAGGCCGTCATCTCCTGGTCGGAACGTCAAGACCTGTGGGACAAGTGGAAACGCATCTACATCAACCTTGATGATGATGACCGACAGAAGAAGGCACAAGCGTTCTACGACACCAACGAAGTAGAGATGCTGAAGGGTGTGCGCGTATTGTGGCCTGAGAAAGAGTCTTACCTCTACCTGATGAAGGAGCTGATCGAGACAGGTCGTCGTGCCTTTTTCAAGGAGAAGCAGAACGAGCCTATCGGTGGAGATGACGCTCTCTTCGAGCGGTTGCATTACTATCGTGAGACTGAGAAGGGTTTCTTGATCGAAGAGACGAACACGCTGATACCCTGGGATCGACTCAAGGATCAGAATGGTAAGTGGCTCTCCATGTTCGGCGCTCTTGATCCAGCTACCGGACAGACCAAAGCGAAGACAGGTAAGGGTGGCGACTTCGCCGCGATCATCAGTGGCGTGAAAGACTCGAAGCAACGCCTCTTCGTTCACGATGCTTGGATGAAGCAAGCAGGCTCATCCGTGTGGCTCAAGAAGGTGTTTGAGCTGAATGAGCAGTTTCAGTACCAGAAGTTCGCGGTGGAGACGAACCTGTACCGCGACCTGCTGATGCCCAACTTCCTCGATGAGCAGAAGCGATGGGAGGAGAAGCTCGGAAAGAGAGTCAAGGTTCCTTTCTACGACTTCGAGGCCGTTGACAATAAAGAGAAGCGCATTCATACTCTTGAGCCCAAGATTACCTACGGCTGGATTTTGTTCAACCGCGCTCTGATCGTCCCCTTCATGCGCCAGATTCAAGCCTTTCCGCACGTCGATCACGACGATGGGCCGGATGCGCTTGAAATGCTCTGGAGTTTGATTAACAATAGATTTAAAGCCGTAGGACTCAGCGTGAACGGTTTCGGAGGACGATAAGTGGCAAGCATTCCTTTCCGCAAGACCGCTATGAAGAAGCTCGGCTCGTTTAAGCCCGCCAAGACGGGCACACACGTCGTCAAGCCCAAGGGCGTGAAGTAATGGCGCGGTCCCTGCGCCCCGGCCAGAATCTTTCCCGCTTGCGCCAGCACGCGCGCAATCACCTGGGCGTCATCATGACCGACGACGCCAGCCAGGCGCAGGTCTATCGTTCCGATCTGATCGATCTACTCGACCGCTACTACGACAACGAGCAGTACGATGACTTGATGGAGTGGGAGTCGTGCGTTGACCAGGAGGATTACGTCGCGGTCAGGAAGCGCAAACCTCGGATCATCTACAACGTCGCGAAGCTCGTGACGAACAAGGTCGCAGCCAAGCTTGTGGGCTCGCAGACCTTCCCGACATTCTCCGTCGAAGACGACGACGACGACACCGCGTTCTTCCGCACCGTGCTCAAGGGCTGCAAGTTCAGGAGCAAGCTGATTGAGCCCGTGAAGCGCGCCCTCTCCTCGGGAGCCTGCTTTGTTCGTTACTACCTCGTGAATGGGAGCGTTCAAATTGAGTACGCGCAAAGCAAGTACTGCTATCCGAAGTTCGACGCCGTCGGCGAGCTTGAAGAAGTCGAGATCAAGTACCTGTTCGACGACGAGAGCGACAAAGACTCGAAGGGCAAAGCCAAAGAGAAATGGTATCGGATCATCCTCACGAAGACGGCTGACATCCTCTACGACACGCCGGAATACCGGCCAGGTGTCAAGCCTGAATTCAACGAGGTGGCTCGCGCCGACCACGGTCTTGGATGGGTACAAGGCGAGTGGCTGGTCACTCACAAAGAAAAATTCGGTTTTGATGGTTACTCGCTCTACGGAGACTGTCTTGGTTTCATCGACGAACTCAACTATTCACTGAGCCAGGGCTCGCAGGCCATGAGCTACAACCAGGAGCCGCAGCTCGTGGTTAAGGGTATGGACGAAGACGAGCTTGACGGCCTGGTGCGAAGCTCGCAGAAGGCATGGAGCCTCGGCAAGATTGGCGAAGCGGAATATCTCCAGACTGAGATGGCTGGTGTTGAGGCTGCGATGAAGCTGCGCGAAGAGATGCGCAACCGAATGCTCGAAGTGATCCGTGTTTGCATTCAAGACCCTGAGAAAGACAAAGGTGGAGCTGCGCAGAGTGGTGAAGCCCTTAAACAGCTCAATGCGCCGCTTGTGGAACTCGTGGACGAGCTTCGCGCTGTGTTTGAGCCTATCCTCGTCAACCTACTGCTCAAGATCGCGCTGACTTGTTTGCACTACAACGCTCTCGGCGAGGACACGATCATCGAGACGCCCAAGGGCTATTTCCCTTCGTCGCTCGATATCACGGTTGCATGGCCCCCCGTGTTTCCGCCGACTCTGACCGACATTGCCCAGGCTGCTACGGCTGCTACCGCGCTTTCTCAGGGCAACATCATCTCGCGTGAATCTCTTACACGTTGGATCGCGCAGATGATCCCGACTGTGGACAACGTCGAGGAGGAGCTGAAGAAGATTGCGACACAAGAGCCGCTTCCGTCGCCCTTCGGTACGTTCGGTGATGGCGGTGGGATGTGAGTAACGGCGTTCGCTTTATCCGCGTGCATGGGCACGTCGTGCCGATCCGTGAGGGTGGATCTGCGCACCCCAAAGTCAAGCAGGCGAGCATTGGCTCGGCGGTTGCCGGTGCAGGCGTGGGCATTGGCGCTGTGGCCGGTACGGTCAGCGCCAACATGCAGCGTGAAGCAGCCGGGCACCAGAATGTCTACTTCGGAGTCAAGAGCGCGTTCAAGCAAGGGCTCAAGGACAGCACGATCTCCGCCAAGACTCTTTCCAAAACACATCGTTTGGCAGCCAAGAACAGGCAGGCCGCATCAGCTCTGCTCAAGACCGCGAGCAAGGTCGAGAAGTACGGCTCTCATGTAGGCGCTGCCGTGATTGGCGTGGGTGTCCACCAGGCGCTCAAAGATACGAAGCTGAATGAGCCTGAGAAGGCCGCTATCGGCTCCGCTGCGGGCATTGGCGCACACTTCGGCATCAGATCGGCCTACCACTTCACGTTTTCAGCTCCAGGAGCTAAGAGCCTGCGCAAGTCAGCGTTTCACGCGATCAAGCGCATCTCTGTGCGTGGGTTCAAGCTCTAATGCCCGCTAACTTCTTCGAGGAAGTGGACTCGACTGGCATTGTCGAGCAGCACATCAAGAGCGTACTCAAGCTCGAAGACAGTGAAGCCGCAACCATCATGGAGGGCTATCAGGAAGCTCGTCGCGATCTGGTGGACCGGATCTCACGGTATCCGCGCGGGAGTTTCACGCGCCAACACCTTCAGGGCGTCCTCGGGCAGGTCCAGGGGGCCATAGTTGCCATTCAGAAGCATCTCGCGGGCGCGACGGTTGATGGCGCGTACAAGGCAGCTCTGCAAGGCGTGAGCGGCCTCCTCAAGGAAATGCGGGTCTTCGACGAGAAGTTCACGGGAGCCGTGACACCGATTAACCTTAACGCTGCACTCGTGGCGAAGGATACCAGTCAGTTCCTCGTGACGCGCTATAAGACTAACCTCGATGCCTATGGTAACGACCTTTACCGGCAGATTTCCAATGGCCTGTTTAGCGCAACGATAGGTGAGACGAGCTACGATGAGGTTGTGGGCCGCATCTCTCAATTCTTTAATGCTGAGGAATGGAAGCTTCATCGTATCGTTCGTACAGAATTGCACAACGTGTTCAACATTGGCAAGCTCAACGGCATGCGTGAAGCTTCTGACGACGTTGACGACCTCATGAAGACGCTGATGCATCCGATGGATGCTCGCACGGGGCAAGACTCGAAGTATGCAGCGTCGATGCATCTGATCGCTGAGATCGATGAGGCGTTTGAGTATATGTGGGATGGTACTTTGAGGGTGTTCCAGCATCCTCCCGATAGGCCCAATGATCGGTCGATCTTGGTTCCCTATCGGAAGGAGTGGGGCATTTTGAAAGGCGCTGCGTTTATTCCGGGGACTTTTCCAGCAGCTTGAGCGTGCCGTGTTTTATCTGGCCGCCGCCGTCAACGCGCAAACATTCGATCTCGGTGTTGACGCCTTCGGCGCGAGTCCATTGAGCGACGCCAGCGAACAGGTTGTATTTGAAGCTCAGGACTTTTTTACACTTCACGTATAGACCGCTGAGGATGCCCCAGCCAGCCTTGATGCCCGAGCCAGCCTTGATGCCCTCGCCAGCCTCGATGCCCGAGCCAGCCTTGATGCCCCAGCCAGCCTCGATGCCCGAGCCAGCCTTGATGCCCTCGCCAGCCTCGATGCCCGAGCCAGCCTCGATGCCCCAGCCAGCCTTGATGCCCCAGCCAGCCTTGATGCCCTCGCCAGCCTC